TGAATTAACTCTTACCCCTTTAGATAACATCGCCGGTATAGAGTCGCTTGTAGCCGACCCCGGACCTACTACTGAACCACCCTGTGCAAATTTAGCACTTTTTACTATACTTTGCGCTTTTGCGATATTCGTCATTATCGTAGCAATTGTTGTTGTCACCGCTAAGAGATTGGCCGGAAAAGGTTCTTGTATAGCCTGGCTTATTCCAAAAGAAATGGCTCGTCCTGTTTCAATTGCTATTTGAGCTAGCGCCAGAGTTTTAGATAGCTTGGCAAATTCTTTGTTCGTTTTTCCTAGTTCTCCGGTTGCCTCAATATATTGTGATAATAAAGTATTAAATAAATCATATTTGGCTGTGGCTATATCTTTAGCTGATGCGTTTGTTTTGATTAGTAAATCCAATTCTTGCCACGCCTGTAAGGTTTGCAGTTGAAACAAAGAGGCGCCGGCCTTTTCCGCAGCCAAGTATTCTTTCTTCTGGTCTTCCCGGATTTGAACAGCCTTATCCTCTTTATTCTTTTTGTAAGCATCCTCTTGTAGTTTTTGATATTTTTTTATAATCAAAAGCCGTTGTTCTTCCGTCAGTTTGGTATTACTCAGTTCAATATCTCTTTCCAGTTTGAGCCGGTCGAGAATTAACTGTAACTTTTTATCCGTCCCTTCTTTTGTAATGAATAGTTCCAACTCTAGAAATTGTTTTTTACTCTCTAATTGTAAATTCTCATGCTGTTTTGATAAATTATCAATCTTTTTGTTGTACTTCTCCATGATAGCAAGTTTCATCTGCTCGGTTAGCTCTTTCTGCTGCAGTTCTGCATCACGTTGGGTCATCAATTGTTGCATCTTTAGTTGATACTCCTGCTCACTCCCGGCTTTTACAGATTCAAGTTGTAGGGCAATAAGCTTCTGCCGATTTTCAATCTCCTTTTTCAGTTCTTCATCAGAGAGCTTTTGCAAAGCAGCTGTTTTCTGTTGTTCAAGAGCAAGAATCTGTTTTCCGATTTCCTCTTTGGCACGAGGTGTCAAGTCCTTTTCGGTTTTCAAGCGGATTTCCAAATCTTCAATCTGACGGCTATATTCATATTCTATCTCTTGCGTCTGCTTTTCCCGATTATCTTTGACGAGTTTTAGCATCTCATCCTCAGCCTTACGTATCTCTTGCAGTTCTTTCTTTTTGATTTTAAGAGTTTCGGCCACAGCTTTAGGGTCAACAATCGGTATCTTCTTTTTATCAGCATCCCCGGTATATGAAGACACCAAGTTAATGGTTTCTTTCCTGGATTCCACAGCTGATAACTGTGCCATACGATTATTCCATGAAGAAGCTATATCTTTATTGATAGAACTTTTCGACCTGGTTAATCTTGCTGCACGTCTCCATATATTAGAATAATCTAATTCCGCATTATATTTCTTATTAATAGCAACAGTTTCCTGCAAGTATTCTTCTTCCTGCTTCAAGGATAAATTCAGCATCTGCAGTCTTTCTTCTTTGGCTTTTTTCAAAGCTTCTTCCTCAGAAAGCCCCGCTTTCACATATCGAGCCCGTGCCGCCTCTATCTTGGCGTATTCATCCCCGACATTAGCCTCTGCAACACTCTTTCCAAGTTTGACAGCAGCTTTTGTTTCCCGTTCTGATATATCCTCTACCGATTCAAACAAAGTTCGTACATCTTTAATCAAAGAAGATAAAGCACCATTGACAAAAGTCTCAACCTTAGCCGTCATTTTCTCAAACGAGCCACCAGTAGTATCAAAAAGCAAAGCGACCTCTTTCGTTAGTTCCGCTTGGGAAGCAAGCAAATCATCTTCCACTTTACCTAATTCCCCAGTCTTACCCTTGACTTCATCCAGATTAACAGAAATATCTTTCAAGGTACGGATATATTGCAAGCCTGCATCTTCTCCCGGACCACCAAAGATATCTGCAATGGCAGTTCCAACCACCGCACTGCTTTCCGGTAGTTCATCTAATTTGGCAGATACTTCCTGCATGATTTGAAAAGTAGTCTTTGCCCCTGTCTGCAAATCTTTCTGGACTTGTTTAGAGCTGATACCAATACCATCTAATGCACCAGCCGTTGATGTAGTCATTTCCCGAAGCCGAGTATTCGCCTCTTTGATGGTATCAATTCCCTTATCAGAGAAAATACCCTGCTTATTAGTTTCTGCAATAATGGCGACGAACTGATCCGCAGAGATACCGGCCTCTTTGAAGTACGCCGGATATTCTTTCAAAGCAGACAGAAACTCCCCATTCGCATCTGCTCCGGCAATGAAACCATCTTTGATAACCCGCAGCGCTTCATCAGAAGATATACCAAACTGTTTTTCTACGGAATTGATAGCTGTCAACATATCCCGGAAGTCTTTACTATAGTAATCAGCCAAGGCTTGTACTTCACTTCGATAGATTTTCAAATCATCGCCAGACTTATCCGTAAATTGTTTCGTCAATTTGGTAGCTTCCTTTATCCCCTTATTGTAGTCATACCACCATTTGAAAGCAAAACCGACTCCGGCAACGCCTGCTATACTCATAAATACCGGATTTTTCAATAATGCCTTTAGCGTTGAACCTAAAGCAGATGCTTCTGTTCTCATATTGGAGAAAAAGCCTTTTATTCCATTTGAGTTTTGGGCGATATTCAACAAAGAGTTTGCAAAGTCATCGTTGATACCTACAAAATCTTTCAAAGCTTCCTCATAATTACCGACATTGCGATAGAAACGCTGCGTACCCTCTTCCGCTTCCTTCAATTCATCGGTAATGGCATTTATCTTATCTTGAATCTCTTTACCCTTGGCACTATTACGTTCCGCACGGCTTAATCTATCATAAGAAGCAGTCAGATTAGAAAGTTCTGCACGTAATCTAACTAAGCTACCTTCAAGCTCCGTCTGCTCCTTACGTTCATTCTGTATTTGTTTATTCAGAATTCGAACAGCCTCGTTCACTTCACGAGTGGCAACCTTGGTTTCAGTCAGTTTTATATTATATTCCTTACGCTCAATACGCCCTGCTTTCAAATCCTCCTTTAAAGTTTGTTCTCTTTTTCGGAGTACATCCAATTGAGTACGATATTTAGCGATATTACTAATAGCATCATCGTATCGTACCCGAATATCCAGTATTCTTTCTTCTACACTTTCCATAGTTACACCTCCAACTGTAATAATTTACACTCACATATCCCTGTATTTTCTGCCCTTACTGATATAATAGCATAGTATCTACCATATTGACCTAAATAGACAGGAATAGTCACATCTAACTCTTTCAACTCAATATCACTAATCTCAATCTTTTCGCTGACCACAATAGGACTACGAATAATTTTCTGATATGTTCCATAGTTTTTTCTGAGCAAAGTTTCCCACTTTAATCCTTCAAATGAAGCTTTAGATTTTCCTGTATTATTAACCTCAATCAATAGCCGTGGCTCCACACTATTCATTTCTCCGATAGTCTCACTGCCAGAGTAGTCATACAGTGGAATTGAAGCTCTGCCCAAAGACATATCAGTTGCAGCAAATGGAAGTTCAATGGCAATCCGTTCCATTTCAATTGTTTCATCTTCCACATACAAAGCACTATTATAATCACCTTTCACAGCAATGTCATCTTTCCATCTAAACAAATTATGTTGAGCAAAATCATCAAGGGAGTAACTTATTTCTTGTGGTTTATTTTCTTTGAAAGAAGCAACCACCTTACGCGTCCAATCATATGCCTTATGTCGTTTCGACATAATATCATCCACAGAAAAAAAGCCCAAAGTAGTATCGTTAACGACGACAGCAAATGTTCCAGATATTGCAGCAATCATTTTGATAAAATCAACCTGCTTTATATCCGGTAAATTGGATATGATGGGATAATACCCATCACTTCCTTGCCCCTCGACTACCACCTCATCAATATAGGGCGCTAAAGCAAGAGAAAAAGTATCTATTCCCCAATTATTAACAAAATATCCCGTATCACGGAAAGCAAAATAAATAATATCACCCTCTGACAATATGGATGTCTCATCCTTAAAGTCAAAATATACTGTCCAGGTCTGTCTGTTACTTCCTTGTAAATTAGAAGCATCAGCAGAAAACACTTCTTCCGCTCTCCCATCCACCACTTTATATGCCACAAAAGCAGGATTTACCGGGACTGTACTAATAAAATCAAAAAACATTTTTGCTGATATTCTAATCTTTGTATTGTCTTTAAGAATTTTAACTCCTGAGTCTTTTAAACCGGCATTTACAACGGCTAAAAAATTATTAGAAAAAGAATTTTTCAATACAACTGTTAAATTATAATCATATTGAACACCATTATTATATTTAGCAGCTAAGCCAAATTGATTATCCACATCTAATCCCCTACCATGACGTGTCAATAATGGGATTATTAATTTATTGATAAATTCCTTCACTATATCATTTGAAAATAAAAAATTAACACCATTATCAGATGAAATACGCTCTAATATCCAATTTGCCCTTACACTAGGATGCACGTAATTCAAAGTATCAAATCCCCTAATACCCATATCTATATCAGATACGATAAAAGGATTTCCATTCTGATAACCACTAATTTCCTTTCGCCAAATCATATAATAGTCATTATCAATAAGTTCATTCAAAGATTTATCATTCTCTACGATACCGGCTAACAATGTTATATTTCCCCACGTAATAGCAATATCAATGGTATCAGAAACAGATAGAAGTACCGCTTTTGCATTTGAGATTATCTCTACTCCATTACGAAAATACCTGGCATGATGATATTTTCTCGGATAGACGGTACTACATGAAGGTATATCAGCATGCTTTATAATACGTTGGTTACGTACTGTCTTTGGCAATTTTATCGTATAGCTATTATTACTAACAATCTTACTCAGGTCGGAAAGTAAATTACTTTTGAGATTTAATGTGATTTTAGTGTTTTCTCCCAAATCAACCAATTCTCCGTCTATAAATAACATCTCATTTCTCATAAGCTTTGCACCCATGTTTCTGGTAAAATAATCGTTGCTATAAAATCCTGAAGAACAGCACGAGTTTTATTGAAAGTTTCAACTGCAACATTTACTCCTTGCCACCTATCTTTTTTATCAGAATCTTTTCCCATATACATATCTACAACTGGCGACATAGCAAGTTGAAAAAGAAAATTGTATGTATCACTATCTACAAGCGGTGCACATACAAGAAGGGTATTTTCCTCTGTCTTACGCTGTTTGCGTCCAGTTCCACTATGATACCCATTCACATAATTGTAGTCCTGCATATTGTTACGAATAAACTCCCCATCATTTACAACCTGTTTTTTTTCGTCACCAGCTTTAAACAACCAATAACAATAAAAACCATGACGATTAACCCAACGAAGATATACTCCCATTGCACAATCATCGACCAATAACCGAACATGAGAAGGAACTCCTTCTACCGCATGAAAAGTATAATCGAAAGTCATATCGAAAACACTCGTTCCTATCCCACTTCCTGGCAACACTAACACCACTTCTCTCTGTGCATGAATACCTGTTAAAAACAAATTATAAATACCACGTTTTTGCAGACTAATGGAAGGCAAAGAAACGTTATCTGCAATAATATTAACACTATTGGTTCCAGCTGTATACATACCAACTGTAAAAGGAAAATTCTTAAACCATGTCAAAACCCTATCACCATTATATCGTTCACCAATCTTCATCGCCCCCCAAACAACAAAAGTTTCAAACTGAAAACTTTCACTTAATTCTCCACCCTCAGAATACATATTCAAGTCAAGAGAAAACAATCGGCCGAACGGAGTTTCAGCAGCTCCCGATTGAGTATAATCTATTTTGCCAAATTGAATTGAATCAAAATACGATTGGGTATAAAAAGAAACATCGAAGAAACAAGTATTTTGAAATAATACCCTTTTCTCTACATATTCTATACCAGTTGTCACATCACGAACCACGGCCTCTACCCATGCCCATGGATACCCAAGGACATTAATAACTATCGGATTAAAACAAAAAGATATTTCATCCGGATACTCAACTGTTGTATTTCCAATTTTATGAGTTCGCATTGTTATTCAAATTTATATGTTGTATATCTTTTAAGAAAATACCAAATATACGGTTCATTATATTTTGTATTGTTTGTTCAATATCTTCTGAATATATGTCCTCATGCTTTCCTTTCCGATATAGTTCAGTTCCTTCTTGAGCAATCTTCCGAGCCACAAGGTATGCAAAAGACTTAGGTTTCTCTACTTGAATACCCTTATCCATCATCCATTGTCGGATAATCTTATAAAATCCTTTAGGTACTTTACCTGGAGCACGTCCTGTTTCCAATACGCTGAAAGCCTGCCTGCCAAACAGAATGCCATGATTATCATCCACTACAATATGCAGACTTTTAATAGTTCTGCCACTTGCACGCTGTCCGGCCCGTACATGGTTCTCAATGATACGTTGCCGGAGATTATCTAGCTCTTCATTCAGAATACCCTTTATCTCTTTTCTCCTATCTTCCATAACTAACACATGGGTACTCCTTGAACCTCTTTAAGTTTCAATTCTATCATTATCCCAGTAACATTCACATCCAACTTATCATAAAATATAGAGTAAGGTACTTCATCGCTCACCCACTCAAACAGTCCGCTTTTATTCAGTTCTTTGATAAACTGTACGGCATACCCTTTACACCTCTCAATAACCTCATCATTCTCCACGCCGTCGAAATCAAACCTTGTCTTATCTGCAAATGCTATCATACAATTAGGACAATCTTTCAACTGTGTTCTGGATATAACGAACTTACCGGATACAGGCAGTAAGTTAATAATAGCCGGCAATGGCATCTTATCCAACCGGATATTAGCTGTCGCCCAGTTATCAAACAAATAGGTTATACCCTTTAGCTTTTCTGCAACAGAAGCTATTTTCCTTTCTACACTTGTATTCATTTGCTATTATCTTGATAAATTTTACGTAATCTTCGTTCATATCTTATCTTCTCTGCATCCATATCAAGACATTTATACACTCTTATCCATGGAACGCTTTCTATCTGTTCATGGTCGGTAATTCCCATGCGGGTTGCATAATAGTCTACTAGCCCAAACAGACCAAATGACAGTTGGTCTACACCTGCACGTTTTTCTTCTGGAGTAGGAGTCACACTTGTTGTTTCAAACAGCTTCGTTATCCGTTCCACCTCTTTAGTAACCCATGAGGAAAATCCCAAGACAGCCTCTACCTCACATGCTTCTATTCGCCCAACAGAAAATCCTAATAGAACACGACATGGTGTCATTATACAATCAATATCGTTTGATATAGATTGCAGTCCCATAAGTTGTCCAATAGTAGCACCATTCAGATTATCTGGCAAACGAACTCCCGAAATGAAATCCGGTTTTGGAAGCTTCTTTATCCGTTCCAATAATTCAGTAACATTACTTGCCACCTCACTTAATATCAAAAATTCTTTTACTGTCATATCTGTCCTAATTTTGCTTTTGGTCGTTTAATTATCGGTTTCTCAGACAACTTGTTTAGCGCGACGTAACGAATGGCGTCAAGCGCGTGATTAAATTTGTCTATCGGCTCATTCAGCAGTTCTCCTGTAATTCTATCCTCTTTCCATTTATAGGTTCGCAGCTCACGAATTATATTAATGCTTTTCTGAGTCACACATAACTCGTATCGTTGGAGTATCTGTATACCAACCCTTATAGAGTCACTTCCTTTTATTGATGGTTCGATATTTCGGATGCCATAATTACGAATTTCCACTATTGATTTCTGCTCTGCACTATCGGCTATCGTACATCCATTCAACCCTTTGAGGATATCTGCAATCTTATCATTAGTCAGCCCATTTCGATAACATCTTTCATCAATCCATAGTTTTCCATCGTATTTATACACATCGACAATGGCTGTCGGATCATTTGTAAACCCGAAGTCAAGTCCACGCCCTACAAGCGTTGCCGATTTCGGAATGTCAATTACCTGCTTCCACCTTGTATATATTATACCTTGGCTCCTTCCCGTAATTCCAAGTCCATAAATATTCCACCAATTGGCATCATCCTTATTAGACTCAATCTCTTCAATTTGTACCTGCGTAAGAAATGGGTTATTTTTATAAGTGGAGTGTATCTCTATCGTATTAGATTTAGTCTGTACGCCTTTAATCTCATACCAAAATTCTGCGTCCGGATTCCAGTCCAAAAAGATAATCTCCGTTGTTCGAACTGCAAGTTGACGATACACCTCATAACCTATTCGGTTACACTCATTGATGAAAAGGACATCTCTTCTAGACCCCTTAACCTTCCCCCAATCATCAGCGCTAAAGCATCGTATGATCGTACCCGTCTTAAATTGATAGACGTGCTCCGTCTTATTCAGTTCATAATCCTTACCATCTACAAGTCCTTCTTTTTCAAGAATATCGTCCAAGTCGTTTATCGCACCTCTCTTCAAATGCGGAATGGATTCTGAAACAATATCAATAACCCGACTCTTCTTGTTACCAACTGTAACGGAAACAAACAGAGAAACAATGGAGTATGTTTTTCCGGAACGGGTACCACCCTTGTTGGCGACTACTCGTTTCCTCTCAAGCCAAGCGTTTAGATTACACTTATAGACATAGGTTGTCCTCATTACAAGTCTTTAATCTGTTCTATCATTTTTTTATCATCACCATTATCTACAACAATAGTAAGCCCAGGTAAATCTCCGCTCAATTCTTGCTTATGTTTATTCTGCCACCTTTCAGGGGCAATGTTTGTCAGGAGGAATATAGCGGCACCAATATTCGGTTCGACTCTCTTTTTCGTAATCGTACGACTCTTGATTTTGGGTTGCCCATTCACGTCTTTATATTCGGTTTTCGTTTCTTCGTATTCCCTTCCCTTTGCAGCTTCAAAAAGTGATTTCACGATAATGCACTCCCGAGATTCTTTAAACTCATTCTTCGCCTTTTTTATAGAATCGGAAAAATCGGAATTTTTCATCCACCCGTAATAGGTCTTATTGTCAATGCCGAAGTATGCGCAAAAGTCTTTCAACCTTGCGCCACCATACTCCATAAGACCATTCTCACGCACCCATGCAGCACATTCTTCTATCTTTTTCTGATTAAAGTATGCCATATTTCCTTGTCTTTATTGCATGCCTTTCAGCTTGTGTAACCTTTTCACCCTTGTACATACCCGCTCCCAATTCATCTATTTTAAAAAACGGAATTTCGGTAACAGCTAAACGTTTACGGTATGATTTATCAATAAAATAGATGTAACGAAGCTGGAATCCTTCTACATATTTAGCACCAAGTTTTACCCACTCTGCACGTGTGCGATACTTATGTTCCACACCCATTTTGTTACAAAGTTCCTTAATTTGAGGAATGTTGAAGTTCGCTTCTAATGTCATGGCAGCAATCTTATCACCCGTAGGGAATAGAAGTATTGTCTTGTTTTCTCTTATCCCAGTAAGGACGAAATTAGAAGCACGATATATCGTACCATCACCACAAGAACAACCATCGGCAAAAGATATTACCCACTTTACCTGCGGCGCATTCTTTTTAATCATCCGCAATGTCTTGCCGATGCAAAAACTTTCTGAGTTTCTTGGAAGATAATCATCGAAAGCCATGCGGTTTAATTCAATAAATTCATTCCATCCTGTTCCATTCACAAGTGTTATAACTTTCTTTTTATCCATAGACGGCCCATATTGCAACACTCCGTGAAGCCTACCATCAAGAAATGCTCCGAAATGGAGCTGCGAATTTTGCACAACCTTACCCGAATAATGATGTTTCTTTACAAATCCATCAGCTATTTTTTTCGGGATAACCTTTATAACTATTTCTTTTGCTCTACCCATTGTTTCACTATTTGATAAAGTGCATTCCCATTGGAATTTTCATTGCCGAAAGTTTCACATTCTAAGCCATTGCTTTTTGCAATTTCTATAGCAGTTTTGATTAAATCTGCTTGTTCGTTTGACACCGTAAAAGTCAGTTTCTCTGAATTAGGTTTCTCTCCATCAGGTAATGAAAAGCCATCACCAAAATTATCTGGTGTAATTTTCCAAGCAGTGGGCAACTCAATTCCCCAATCTTTTAACTCATCAACATCCCAATAAACCAACTTAGCGTTATCCCACTCTCCATTATTTACATTATCACGAACCATAATTTCACGTTCTTTCTCCTCTGTGAGATTAGAGATAAGAACTGTAGGAACTTCTTTCATTCCAAGCCGAACACACGCTTCATAGCGTTGATTACCTGCAATGATCATCAGTACTCCTGTACGGTCTGACAATATAATAGGACGTGCTTCAAAATAATCAGGGTTATCTTGAATTGATTTTTGCAACTTCAGTAATTGCTCTTCTGAAATAGTTCTCGGATTATTTTCTGCTTTTTTTAAACTTTCTATTTCTCTGTAAATTATCTCCATTAGCACACTATTTTACGTCACGAAAATAAAGATACCGAATAATCCCTGAACGGACTATCCGGTATCAAAGAAGTTACTGACACGATTTGGCAGAAGGTTTTGCTCAATATGAAAAAAGATATTAACTTTGAAACAAATCAAATATCAATATAAAAATGGAAATAAGTATATCTGAAGAAACCGAGCGTTTTGCTGATTTCCTAAAACAAAAAGACAATGAGAACATTATCTTTTCTGGAGCTTTTGGAATAGGCAAATCATATTTTCTAAATAATTTTTTTAATCAGCACAAAGACAAATACACTGGAATATATCTAACTCCAATTAATTATTCTGTTGCTAATAATGAAGATATTTTTGAGTATATCAAAGTGGACATATTAATGCAGTTGTTAGAAAAAGTTCCCTATGATTTTGAGAAACAAAAAATATCATTAAGCAATGCCGCATATTTTTATATGGTAAATCATCCTAAAGATTTTTGGGGTAATTTTTTTTCTATAGCAGAAAAAGTTACTTTTGGCACAGATATTATAGACAGGTGTATCGCACTGAAAGAAAACATTGAAACATATGCAAAAGATAATTCGAAAAATGAAGAATCCCATATCAAGAAATTCTTCGATAGCATTAGCATAGAGAAAGGAAGCATCTATGAAGATAATACAATAACTCAAATCATCCGTTCTATTGTATCAAGCACCAAAACCGATAATAGTCCCAATAAACAAATTGTCCTCATTATTGATGATTTAGACCGTATCGACCCTGAACATATCTTTAGAATATTAAATATATTATCAGCACATAATGATTTTTGTGGTACTAAAGAGCATAAATTTGGATTTGACAAAATAATTCTAGTATGTGATATTGATAATATAAGAAACATTTATAGTGCCAAATATGGAATAAATGTAGATTTCAATGGATACATTGATAAATTCTATAGTAAAGAAATATACCATTTTAATAATACAAATGAAATTATAAAAGCCATAGCACATATTCTTGCAACAACCAAATCAGATAAAGAAGTGGGTCTAAATAACAATAGCTATTATTCACATATAACTTGCTGTAGTATATTATCCACATTTGTCAAAAATGGGTCAATTAATATAAGAACATTACTGAAATATATTAATAAAGATTTTAAAGGAGATCGATTGGTTTATATAGGGCGAAGGAGAGCACCAGTATATATGTTTCCGAATTTGGTTGTTTTCGATTTTATTCGGACAATGTTTAGCACAATAAAGGATATGGAATCTGCTATAAATAAACTTAATAAATCAAATTTCAGCATTGAAGAATCTGAGTATATTTTGAAAATATTTATAGCATTAGCTGATTATCACAATTTTGAACAAGGTGAGTACACCTATTACAATAAAGAATATAAAGCAATAATCAATATCAATATAGGAATAGTAGACTTTGCAAAAGGAGAAGTACCGGACATTGACCCATCATTAGTACTGAAAGAAGCTTTCAATACATATAGCACTCTTTTTACGTAAAAGGATAAATGTATTCTGATGACACAATTTTATGGACAGTGTCTTTTCAGAAAAAGAACAGTCTGACACATTTGCCGCACAACAGATTCTTCATCAGAAGGTCTGGCTGTGCGGTATTCTTGTTTCTGATTATCCAGTCTGCTTTTCTCATTGGTTCAATATATTATACTAAATTTATGATACCATTTATCTACATAACTGAACCATCCTATAATGAATGATTTGCCGAAGAGGGTTGCTTTGTATAGTTTACTCATGCGTTTCTTTGTTCTTTAATTTATCAAGGAACTTACTATCACCCGAATAATCCGCACCGATAGCCTTTTTGCTTTCAATAATGCTTTCCAAAAGGGCTATAGCTTCTTTTTTCACTTCTTCCACTTCATTATAACCGCAGGCTTTATCAACCAACCGCTCCATAGTCGATTTAGGCTTGGAAAGAGCCTCATTCAACTTTCCTAATCGCCAGTAGCAGTAATCAATTGTGGCGATGTGTTCCAGTTTATTCATAGGTATTTCTTTTCAACAACTCAATGTTTCTTTATGTAATCGACTAATTGAGAACCTAAGTCATGGAATTGAGAAAGCCCACTAAACATAAGACTGGCACTCATACCGCTGTGACCTTGGTCGATGAACATTTGCAAGCAGTTCTTGAAACGTTCTTCTTGAGGCTTATCTGTATTGAGTTCGGATATAAGTTTCAACAAGCAATCGAGTTCAAACCCTTTATAGAGGTCGTTCAATCGTATAGGAACAATCTTATCCCAATATTCAAGATGTTTATTTGGAATAATGCCACGTGCTCTTTGCCGGTATTCTATTGTCAGTTGCGGGATTTTGGCGTGGAACTCAGCTTTCCTTCGTAGATATTCGTTATGTTCATCCTGAAAATCCTTGTCGAACTCTGCCTTTGTCTTTCTCGTGACCTTCAAATACATTTCATCAAGTGCTTCACTTGAATACAGTTCTTTGCCATTGAATTTACAAAAACAATCTTCACCAGTTTCCTGCTTGAATTTCTTCAACTGTTCGTATGCGTAGTCAATGTATACGCCCGGATACATTTCTATTTCTTTCATAATCAATACTTTTTTCCATGTTTGTTTTCTCTCAATTCATTGTATCTCATCTTCTGATTGATATGCCATATAAGGTCTATATTAGAAAATTGGCAATACTTAATCAACCCGGCAAGAGCGAAACATATCCTTTTTCCCAAACCTTCTACATCGTTAGTTAGTAGGAGTGTAAAACCAAAACAAACCTCTGTAAATCTGAATCCGGATTTGAGGCTCACAAATTCATCGGCAATTTCATTCGTATCGGACAAATCTATACCTCTCAATCCGGCAAGGTCAAGCAGGCGGATTACAGCATCGGCAAGTTCATCGGGAAGTGTATCTTTTACATTCTTTTCAAAGGAACACTTAAATCGCTTTTCTTCTTCCACTAATGCAGGATAGCGATTATAGTCCATTTCAAAACGTGATTTACATTTCTTTCCTAATCTTCCCTTTCTATCTGCTTCCACAGCTTCCATAAGCTCGGATATTACAAGGCAAAGGCAATGTTCGTTACTCATTTCTTCATCATGGAAACCGTGGTCGCAAGCGGTTTTATAGGCGCGGTCGCGCAGCTCATTTAAATCCATATTTATTCTGTTTTGAGCCATACGGCAGACGTCCAACCGCCGTATGGCAATATTTATTTCTTCATTAACCCAATGCGCTCTTTCAAAGTAAGAAGGTAGTAGTGCATCTGTACTTTTTGAACCTCCATTAAAGTGACCTGATTTTCACCAGCTATTTCAACAGCATCTTTTCGGCCAAGAAACAGGGCTAACTTATTATGTTTGTCCATCAACTCATTATATTCGATATACATACGGTCAAGAGGAGTATCAGCTACCTTGTATGCCTTTTCAAATACATCTTTAGGCGACCAACTTTCATATCCATCTTCATAACGAACATGATAACCCTCATCGTCAAAATTTTCGGTTGACGGCTTTTCTCTGAGGAGATGTTTTCCCCACGCATCACCTCTTGTCATAGACTCGGCTTCAATCTGTTTTGTTCCAATATACTTTTTCATATCAATATGGATTTTACAAAGCCCGTCCAAGGCTATTTAATTTATTTCTCTTGTCGTAATTACTCATACGGGGGCATTTCCCGTCACACCGCATGTTCACATGCACATTGTTTGCTACACCCGATATGAATGACTTTTTGTAGCATTGCCCACTGTAGGGGCTATGCTTGCAGTGTTCCTGATATTCTTTTCTATTCATGGTTGTATCTTTCTTTTAACTCTTTCAAAACAATCTCCATACCTTCATCCAGCCCTTTCTTGTAACCGGACATATGCTCACCTATGTTGTAGACCAAGCATCCTGCAACGATAAGAATAACTCCTATAGCCCTATGCCAATAGGGAAAGGATACACTGAACGGCGAAAATGTCAATCGGAAATGCCCGATAAATAATGCTGATATGATGAATATCGCAAGAAAAAATATTAGGTTTGCTTTCATAATCATATAAGTTTTAATGCTTCTTGTATTCCGGCTTCCAGTACTTCCTCGTAGCTTTTATAATGCACCAAAGGTCTGCCGGATAATCCTATCGAACCATGGTTCGGAATTGTCAGTATATCATATGCCCAATAGTCTCTGTATATATAGGTTATTTCAATATGTAGGTTCTTGGTTTCACGCAGCCACTTTTGGGCGATATACAATGTTGGACACAAAAATTCAACTGATTCGCCATCTATTTCCGTACAACACGACATACTTTGCGGAAGGTTATATTTTGTAATAACCTTATTACGGTCTATTAGGTGTTCACACTTCCAATCAAATCCTTTCTCTTTCAGCAGCTTCGCTGTCTCTAATGTTACAAGTTCTTCGGTCATGGCTATTGTCTTTTCAAATTAATAATCTTCGTTTCGTAGTTGTCAAGCCCCTTTTTATGGGTACGGATAATCACTATACTATCATTGAGATAAGTCACGCTTCCCTCAATTGTACGGTGTTCTATAGGGTATTCTCCAGAGTTATTGCACCCGAATAGTGCAACTGTTGCCAAAAGGATAATTATTTTCTTCATACTTTAAAGTGTTCAATCAGTTCGTTTACGGTAGCCTTGTGAATAGCGTCCAAATTCACGTCAATATCATTGTAAACCCAATAGGTAGAGAACTTGATTTCCGGGCACAGAATCCATTTATCTCCATCGGTAAACCATTGAAACTTATCTGTATCATCTCTAAATGCAGCGATAGCCAAGAAAAGCTCTTCATTGGTTCCGCAATCAATTCTTCCTTTCTTGGTGACAGTATCTACATCATATATCACTCCATATAAATTACCATAAGACGTTATGATAGCCTTTCCCTCTTCGATACTTTTATGACTTCCCTTGCCATCATAATTATGTGCACTAAAGTTGTATCACCAGAATTAAGGATTTCATATCCCAACTCTTCCAACTTCTTCCGAAGCTCCGGTGTACTTTTTCTTATAAAGCACGGTGTTGTAAATCCCATAGTCATTCCTCCTTATCTATCTTAATATCTGTTACTTTGCCACGATTGATAAAACCGCCACAGCTAAACAAATCGGTCATACATGCTGCGTAGTCCACCTCTGCGCATTTCTCGTATAGAGAACATAAGGCGCAATGAACATAATCTTGCACCGCTTCATGCAGCACTCCGTCTATTATTATTCCGTTCTTTATTTCCATGGTTATTTCCCTTTCAATTTCTTTATTAGTGCATCGGCTGCTCTCAAGGAACCTATTGCAATATCATCATAAGTTTCACTGTCATCGTTTATTCCTAAAGCAATACAATACCCTTGCATAGCGGATTTTGCCAATTCATAACGCCTTTGCTCCCAATCAATAGTTTCAAAATTATCAAAGAAGTCGAGTTCTGACACTTTGAAATACCTACCTTTCACTAAGGCAGTCCCAACGTCGAATAAGCCTTCAACCTCTACAATCTCTCCAGTCTCTTTTATTCTCGCTTTCATTATTTACCCTCCTTTTCAACATATCCGTTTTTAATACACCAGCACAGCATCTCGTAGGCTGCGTCAATAAGTTTTTCTGAACTAAAACTTGCAATTCATGTTCTGCATTTATACGAGCATATTTAATCTTCCATTCATTCTTTCGCCTATCCATAACTTCTAATGTAAGCCAATAAACCTCGTCAATTATTGGAGGAAGCTTATCGAGAATATCCTGCAAAGTGTAAGTGGGAATTATTTCCCAAAATGCACTATCTCGTTTTTGATTAATTACATCTTCATATATTTCAAGTTCCCATTTTGCATTTTTATAAGAAAGAGCGTAACACCAACACATGCTTCCATCGCTTGTATCCAACCCAAGCTCCTGCAAATGTTTCATCTGTTCGACTGATAATACTTGTTTTGATTTCATAATTCCTCCTCCAATTTTTCCAAAAGTTCCTTGGATAGTATTTCACAGTAATAAATATTGTCTATCATCGCGTCGTTAGAACTCACATCCGCCTTAAACCTCTTAACGAGTACCCATCCATACCACTTTTTCACTTGAACGTCAAAAATATGGCCATATACTCCATGTGTCTTAATTCTGTACTTTTCCATCTCTTGTATTTTTCTCGAAACATTTCACATCCGGATAGAACCAGTCCAAACTACCAGCTATCCCGTCCAGCCATAAAGCACATACATATCCGCGAGAACGGTTCTCTCTATCTACCACATGGAGATAATGCTTGCATTTTTCACAGCAAATATTGTTGGTTTGTTTATCCATAATTCAGTCTCCTTTCTCCTTAATCCGTTCCAGTACATCCTTGTTGGCTTCGAGTATCCCCTCGAAAGAGGGGATGGGAAACCATGCCAGCACGATACTGTTTCCGTGAATCCACATTCCCTTTTTGTCTAAATTGCTATTTCTACAAAACTTTTCTTCTCGAATACATGGTGTGCCATAACACATCACCAAAACAAAAACTTTTTGCCCCTCTTTTGGCAACTGTTCCTCAACGCTTATCCACGGAGATTGCCTTGCCTGCCAGTCTGCACCTTTCTTAAAAGCCCGTAATACAATCGCTTTTGCCAATGCCTTGATAGCTATACAGTCTCTTTCATCATAGGCAAGCTCTGCATCTTTATTATATGTACTTTCACTCCAATGAGTGCGGGCTGCTTCTTCTACTGTCTGTTTCATAACTTATCCTTATTGAATGTTCTGATTTATGTAGTTCACAATCTTTTCCAACTTGCTTGAAGCAAAATTGGTTTCATGATTTAATCCTCCATATTAGGTAGTAAATCTTCGATGTATGCCCAGCGCATATAATGATTCTTTTCCGAAAGTTCTTCCCATGGCTTGCTCTTGGTTAAATAGACCAAATCATAAGCACTGTCAATATCCTCCACAATGAGCATCTTCCCTTTGTCTGGCCTTTCGCTTGCATCATGCCACACGCTGTTGATTCGCCAGTTCGCACCAGCTATATAAGCCCGTTCTGTTACATCAAGTACTGCATCGCGAGCACCGGCATCATAATTATCTTCTTCAAAGTTTATCTCAAAATCGCTTGATTCCAATATCTTTTGGAGATAGTTGTAGGCTGCTTCTTCTACTGTCTGTTTCATATCTTCTCGATTAAATTATTACCATGACATCACGCTTTCTGGCGAATATAGAATCCGTTATATAGTACGTGATGGCTTTCTCTTCCGCATCTCTCAATAATTCATGTTTAAGAATCTTATAGTAGGAGTTGGTATGTTCTGTATAGACCATGATTTCCCTTACCCGTTTCAAATCGTCTAAAAAGGATTGAGGGTTATGTTCCTTTATTTTCTTTATATTCATTTGTTTTCCTTTCTTTTATTCCGTTCCCGATTGTCTTCCGAAACACACATTTTGCACCATGATGTCTTGATGTGATACACCTTTCCGTTGCGATAGATTGTCCTGTCATAGAAGCAGGATAGTAAAAGCTGTCTTTTGCAGCGGCTGCACACCTTGCGTTCTACACCGTCCACCATCACCCGGTTCCTCGGTTTCCGTTTCACTATCTCGCACGGACCGCATTCGGATGCACCGTACTTCCGGCAATAGGCAAGGGAATGCTTGACACATTTCGCGAAAGAGGTGCAATCGGAGCGGGGGACTGTCTGATGGATGTTCATACTATTTGCCTTTTTCTATAGATTCTATTGCCAGGAATATCTCATACATTACTTGTGGGACAATCGCATTGCCGTATGCCTTTATCGATTCCTGCCGCCACTTTGAAAAGGCAATACCGTCCAATCTGGTGGAAATCCCATCATCTCGGCTACAAACAGGGGATTGAGTAGGGAAGTTTTCCCAATCAGGCGGGCACACAAATGGTTCAGTTCTGATGTCCGGGGACTGCCGTCTTTCCGGTCCTTTGCCGTTCCGGGATTGTGACAACTTGTCGTTGGTGTAGGTAACATTCCGTGGAAATCCATGAAATCCATTAGGCCATTCGGACGATTGCTTCCGTTTCTTCGACTCGCCATCGTTTTTGCACCTGCATTTTTCAAATCCTTCACCCGTTTTGCATGGTGTATGTCGGTAGACATCGGAGTTGGGAGCAGCCCTACCGGATAGAATGTTGTTTTCCCATTTTCGTTGCATACCTTTAACCCCTGCGTCTGCACGGTGGGCAATAAAGAAGACACGGTCTCTTCTGTGCGGCGCTCCGACGGCACAAGCCGGAATAACAACCGGTTGGACGGAATATCCTTCACGTTCAAGGTCGTTACACACTGTTTCGACGACGTATTCCTGCCGATGCAATATTCTTTCTCGGTCAACCTCTCCGAACAGAGATTCTTCACGTCCCAACGGAGTTTCACTACCTGGCTGTACCATCGTGAGGATTCCAGCAACGTTTTCACCAACAATCCAATCGGGCTGAATCTCCCGTATCGCTCGTAGCATTTCCGGCCAGAGGTAGCGGTCATCTTCCGCTCCCTTTCGCTGTCCTGCGCAAGAAAAAGGCTGGCATGGGAAACCTCCGGTGAGGACATTGATTTTTTCCCGCCACTCTGTAAAATCTGTTTTCGTGATGTCTTCATAACTTTTGCTGTTTGGAAACCAATAATCAAGTATTTTTCTCCCGAACGGGTTTATTTCACAATGGAACACGTTTTTCCAGCCCATTATTTCGGCAGCTATTTCCGGACCACCGATGCCGCTAAACAGAGAGCCGTGTGTCAATCTTTCACTCATTCTTCTGATTCTTTAGGTTTCCAATCAGACGGTAATTTTGCCCACTCGCGGAACTTGGCGTCGAAGTCGTCCATGTCCCTGAACATATCCATCTTCGATTTCTCTGTCTCTACGAGTGAGGAGAATTCCAGAAAGTACAAATCTGCGCTTTTAACGAAATTGTTGTGCAGCTTCTTCAAGTCTCCAAGCAGAAGACCATTTTTAGCAATTAAATCACTCGCTTCCTCTACTAAGTTATTGGCTTCACATTTCAGCAGGTGTGCAGCAGATAGCAACATGTTCATTCTGTCAAGGCTACCATTGGCTACGGCGGCGTCAATTAGTTGTTTTCTTGGTTTCATAATCGTGTATCTTTTTTCATCAGTTACAAGTCAGTCCTTAAACAATAGTCCGCTATCCAGTAGCAGACAAAATAAAAAGCGGCATACGCTGTCAGGATTGACAGAATAGTCGCTATCAGTTTTATATCTTTCATCTTCGGCTTTCCCCCTCGATTTTTATCACATTAAACATCTCTTTCACCCGGTCGGCTATATAGGCTCCATACCGTTGAGAGAACTCCTTGTCCGGGTCAAGATTGGTAGTCATGTGGGTATAGAAATTATATCGCTGCTCATAACGAAGTTGTAAAACGGTCTGAATGGCATTTATGCCCGTACCAAAGTGTTTGGCATCCATAGGCTCCCGTCCTACTTCGTCAATGGCAAGATTGTGCATACATGACCTATCTGTGTACAGGCTCAACCCGATAATACCTTTCTCGGCAAACTGTAAGGCAATCTCGGCAGCACTGGTAAACTGAAAGGTCAATCCAGCATCCGCGCCGCCAATACAATAACGGGCGATTTTTGCCGCATAGTTCTGTAGCCCTTTCAGCAAAGTGGACTTGCCCACTCCGATAGGGCCGTGTAATAATAATCCCTTGCTTACATCCAATACTCCGGGAATCCCCCAAACCCATTGATAAAGGGCTTTCAATAATTGGCGATTACTATCATCAACCATAAAGACTGGCGAGATTGTTTTCATAGATGCAACGAGTTGATTACGCCAATATATGTCAGCCTGTTCCCTGCTCCATTGCTTCTGATTAGCCTTATTTACCGAAGACGATTGATTGGATGCCGGCGGAGCTTTTGTCCGGTTCTGTATCAGTTTTCCGATTGCTTCCATTTCTCGCTTGAGATATAATTTCATTAAACTTAGAATTGATATTAGTTACGCTGAAGTTATCAAATATCCATCCCTCTTTAATTGAGGAAAGAAGATACTGAAGGGCGTACAACAAAGAATCATCCGAAACATCCATCTGTTTCTGTTCCCTTTGAAATTTGAGTTTATTCAATAACTGAGACATGGCACCTGCATCTTTTGCAGTCCAGTAATAGCTATTAGAAAAAGTCTTTCTGAAATACTCCTCAAAAAGAAAGCGGGCTTTAGAATTAATTTCCTTAGGTTCACTTTTCTTCCTACCTCCCCCTTTTAAAGGGGGTGAGGGGGATATACTTTTCTTTCTCTTTACTTTTACTTTACTTTGTTCATTATTGACATCATTAATTGAATTAATTCCGTCATTAATTGAATTATTGACATCATTAATCATATATTCGGGAATTAGCTCTGTTTCTTTTCGTTTATAAGTAGCAAGGAGAAATCGTTTCTGTATTCCAAAAGAGGTTAGAACATGATATTTCTCATAAAGTGTGTTGTCGAAAAAGCCGACTTGTAATGCTTTTATCAGTACTTCCTTTACTGCGCCCTCGGAAACCCCAACTATGTCAGCAATAACAAAAGGCAAATCTTCATCCCACACAATGTAATACCCTTCATCTTTGTAGATATTACACAGCAGGCAAATAAGTATAGAAGCAGACTGGGAACCGCATGCTCTCGAAATCTTCCTTATCTTAACATCTGAAAAGAAACCGACATCCATAGGGAAATAATCTATCCCTTGTTTGGTAGGTCTACCAGCCATATTGTTTTGATATTAATACGCATGAATACAGTTTCTTTTACTATCCGCAACAAAATGTTTATTAAAAAGATTACAATAAACCACTCTGGGATTATCCTTAGAGACAGAAATGAATCTTCCTCTCTTACACTTTGCACATGTATCCGGTCGGATTACCTGCTTTTCATTTTTCTTTGCCATAATTTAAAATCTTACGTTGGTTAATTGTCTGCCATTAGAATAGACCGCCCATTTACCGTTACCACTGTCGTGTAAGCGCAGGTTTGCTACCTCACCGAAGCGGTTGATGTTACCACAGAGGTCAACTATCCATCCACATTCTTTGGAAGGATGCGGGCGGATGGCGCGACCAACTATCTGATACCACATAGCAAGTGACATTGTAGGACGTGCCATAACGACTGTATCAAGTTCCGGATAGTCAAAGCCGGTGGTTAATACCCCGACATTCGCCACTACCGAAATTTCACCAGCCTTGAACGCTTCAAGTATCCTTTCGCGCTCACCTTTTGGAGTATCACCCGAAACGATTGCGGCTCCGGGTATAGACCAAGTAAGCCGCTCCGCTTCTTTCAGAAAACGGGTAAATACCAAAATACCTTTCCGTTTTCCTCCGGCTTTGGGATTCATCAGCCTTTGGACGATATGAACGAGATAACCGTAGAAGTCTATCCGTTCATATTCTCTTTGGACTGACCTATCTGTATAGTCGGCACCAGTGGTATTTACTTTCAAATTGAGTTCATTCCATCCGGTCGGATTCATCGGATAGTAGTTCAGCTTCGCCAAGTAGCCCATATCTAATAGGGTTGATACCTGTACATGATAAATGACCTCTGAAAAGACATGAGGTTTTGTCCGAGTGATGAATTTCAGCATAGAACCAAAGTCACGGCTGGAACTTAAACGATACGGTGTAGCTGTCAGTCCAAGAACCTTACACTTCACTGCATCAAAAAAATCTTTGTACATCCCCTCTTTAGGGTTAACAAGGTGGCATTCGTCCACGATGATGTTCTTGAAGTGGGTGAACAGTTCGGGATGATTCTTCACACTGCCGATGGTGGCGAATGTTATCCGGCTTATTTCTTTTGAGTTAAAGGATGCAGAATAGATGCTGCAATCAAGAATACCGTACGAGCAGAGTTTCTTGAAATTCTGTTCGAGTATTTCCTTCGAGGGCTGGAACACCAAGGTATGACCGTCAAGCCTTGCAGCTATATCCGCTATAATAAGCGACTTTCCGCTGCCCGTAGGTAGCACCATAATGGCATTTGTTTTCTTCGCCTTGTTATTGAAGAAAGAAACGGCAGCATCAGAGGCTTTCTGTTGGTAATCACGTAGTTTGTACATATCTATTTTCTGATTTAATGATAAAAGGGGAATCCTCACTAAGTTTGGAAAGAAATGTCCGGATTATATAAGCCTGTTCCTTACTTAATCCAACCGGAGAGAATGAACCATCATCATTCTTTATCATCATTACGAATGTCCCCGCTTCCAAGTCCTTCATATTCCTTTCTCCTTACTTAGTTTATCTCCCAAAGCCTTGTAATACTTCGTGAGTTCGATTAATTCAAAATCAGCCCACTTTTTTGTCTGTCCGGCTTTCCATGCCAGTTTATTGAAGCGTTGCTGACCGATTTTGGCGATAAGATTCTCACGGTAGCCTATCATGTGGTCTGCCTTGAATCTGTTACAGTTGTGCATAGCATATCCATTAGCAATGTACGTATGAGTATCTGTTTCCATTGCAACAATTTCCATTTTGCCCAAATAAGTGATACTTTTGACTTTTGTGTCATATTGAGATTTCAGTTTTCCCAATTTCTCAATATCGACTTTTTGAATCTTAAAAGGTCGAACACGCATTAAGAATTGCAGTTTTTCAACATTTGTCCCTGTAATTAAAAACTGCCATGCTTGGTGTTGCTTTTTAAATATTCCACGCCTGTCGCAAGATTCCATTGTCTGTCTACAAGTCTTTTTATTTCCAGTAAACTTTTCTAATAAAACCTTGATTTTGTCACATATATCCATATATTTTTCGCATTGAGCGATTCCTACACGAAATCCATATCTCAATGTACCATCAGGATTTTTGATTTTTTGCTGGCAAACATGACCATCCGCATCAATCATTCCGGCAATCCATCCACTTTCATAAGACATATCTTGTAGTACGACTTGGAATGGTTTACATACGGTGGTAGTAATATGGTTTGTATGCGGCCCGCTCTTATGTTTTCCATGAAGATTTACTCCATTTATCCACATATTTTGCGTTTCACACCACTTATAGGCGGAGCTGATTTTATCACGTGTAAGCCATTTATGATTGGCTGTCGTTTTTATTTTATCGCCATTTTCAAGTTCTACTTCATACACATCTTGAATATCCCTTTCTACAGATATAACTTTTCCTATTCGGTATCTTCTTGATGTTTTATAGATTATTTCTTCATCAAAGGCAAAAACTTCTTCGCCTACTTTAATATCGCCAAGTTGTTTCCAAGTGAAATCTTTCATAAGAATTAGGCTATCAGGAGTCAAACAATGGCGGCATTCGGCATGAGCGTTGTCTTCGTCAAACCTCGTAGCCATGTGGCGGCGTGAGTGATAATGACCGCAATCTGCCTGCTCGTATGGTTTTATCTGACCACACGAGATACAGCGGAAATACCCGTTCGGCATACAATCACGAAGCCGGATATAGCGGCTGAAAACTTTGTCGAGTTTGGCTACTAAATCCGGCTTCTTCTTTATTGTTATCCCTGCTTTATCAAACAGAGGTAAAGGCTTGTCTTTCTTCTTGGCCTTTGTTCGTTTTATGTAGTATGGCATTATTTAAATCCCCATTCTTTCATGTAGTCAATGTTTTCAGGAAATCCCTCTACTGATTTAGGACTAAGGAATATTTTCTCACTCTTCAATGGAGTGCCTCCCCAAACAGTAGCAGGGCATTCTTCATATTCTTCTTTAGAAACTTCACTTACATTAAAATGGGGTTGGAAGCCATATCCCATTACGCTTTCCCCTAAGTAAGTACCAAACTTCTTTAAAGCCCATTGAAATGCAATATCTTTATATAGGTAATGTTTAGAAAACACAGCCACATATATTTTATGAGAGAAATTTCCTGTTTCTGTTAAGTCAGGATTACATCTGATACAGAAATACTTAATACGTGAAAGTGTTTCTTCAACAAACCTTTCATGCTGTTCGCAATCTTCTTTCGTTAAGAACTCTTTCCCGTCATTTGCAATGTAAATAGTCTTGGTAATTTCTTTTGTTTCCATGCTGTTTTTTATTAAAGCCCCGAAGCGTATTCTCCGGGGCACAACCATTATTTACTAACCCTTGCCATTTATGTGTGGCTCACATTTATGTGGAGATGGGGCGATTCGAACACCCAATTAAGGACTTATCCTTTTGCGCTACTTCTAAGGTTAATTACTCCTTATATCTCACGTACCGTACTTTCTACCATGTGCACCTCTCGAAAGTCAAAAGCACTCCACTGCGCACCCCCATTTTCGCCCGCCCCATCTTCACAGACCGGACAGGCAGGTTAACAAAGTTACACCTCAACGATTACAATGTCTGGTGCAATCTGTCTGATGGCATCCAACTGTACATCAATGACTTTATTCTTGCATTCCTCAATTGCTTCATTTGCGCCAGCCGACACAAGAGAAAGGGAAACATCTCTACCGTCTACATCAGCGTAAATCTCAACTTCGATTTCTTCACAGGCAAAGCCTTTGAAAAGAGGGATGTTCAGTTTGAATGATTTCGGCAAATTGGAATCAACCACCTGCGAGTAGTTGTCAACTTTGCTACCGTTTTCCTCCTTGCTGCGCTCAATGTCTTGGTTTACCTTTGCTTTGAAATTCTTCAAAGTAGATACAAGCATCATATTCTGTGACTTGTCAGTAAAGAAAGCACGGTGCATTTTGATGAACTTAGATAACTTGATGGGTTCCCATTTCTTTTCAACGTTAATACCGAACTCCTGCATTTCTTTTGAAGCCTGTAAAATACCGTTGATTTCTGTCTGATAGTAACTGGTTTCGTCAATCGTCAGAGCCATCCTCATCTTATCACGGTTTACAATAATGTTCGTCGCTTTCTGGTTAATCAGTTCGACACGTTTCTCCAACCATCTGATAGGTGCATCTATCGTTCCATTGATAACTACTCTTTCTGGTTCTTTTGGGTCGAGTGCTACGGGGGCTTCTCCCTCTCTCAATACTACTTCGATAGGTTTGCCGTTATAGTCTTTCGGCACAACTAAGTTAATTTTGTTTTCGCTCATGATTCTGTTCCTGTTTTACGGTTAATACTGAATACTGTCTTCTGCATTTCTTGCGGCATAATCGGGCGGCTATAAACCAGCTCACCCAACTTGTTATAGAATCCTGCCATCTTTTCCTCATGGTAGAGAATTTTGGCACATTCTTCATTTTCCACAAACTCAGAACCTCTCTTGATGTGGTCCAGAAGTTCCTGCTTTTCTTCATTCAAAGGCTTCAGGCGTTCTTTGAACTCTTCCATAGCCTCTTTCTTTTCAATCTCAATATCATTGATGGTGATTGATACCTCGGCTAATGTTTCTTTCTTTTGCGCCAATTCTTCGGGTGTGAATCGGTGGGTATAACCGATTTTCTCTACTGCATCGGCATTATCCTGAAGGAACTGCCAACGTTCCTGCTCAAGGATGTCTTGTCCTAAAAATTTATCCATAAATATTTTACTTTTGGTTATTATTCTTCAACCATACTTCATATTCTTCTTTATAGAAATCAGGAATAATCCCTTTGCGTTTAAAGTCGATATAGTCCTGTACCATACAATCATCCCAGTTAACTCCGTTGTCGGGTACATCTTCCGTTTCTGATGTACAAAGAGTATATTCAAGTGGATTATACCCACTGTTGAGCCCATATTCTTCAACTATCTTGATTACATTTTCATCGGTGGTTATTTGTTTGATTTCACTTTCAGCCACACACCCGGATATTTCAGAGTGTTTGCCAAGTACTTCACCGAAATAAACACTGATTTTGTTATTCACTAAGTATTCGACATCTTCTGTATCTGCAATAAATATTCCTTCAAGATTGCCCATTCTTCCGCAATCGAAGTCCATTTTAAATAATGCTTTCAT